GCAGATGTACGGTGGCGCGCTGTACCGCCAACGCGGATCAGTAGATCAATTTGCTTCATTCCAAAATATGGGAGTAACTCCAGTCTCGGGTCTGAACGGAATGATCCGACAGCTCCTCGGGATTGACCGTCCGCAGGTCGCCTAATGGCTGTACCTAACTACACGGATCTATTCAACGAAGGCTTTGACGATCTAGTCACAAAGCTCTCAACGGTGGTAGGGCTCCAAATAAATAATGATCCGCGCAATATCACTCCGCCTTCCTGCTTTGTAAATATCGACTCCATAGACGGCTATAACTACAATGTCGCCAAATTAAACTTCACACTTCAGATCATTACGCTCGGCCCGGGCAACCTAGACGCCCAAAAGAGCCTGCTCAATATCCTTGCCCAGATCTACGCACTTAACATTGGGGTCGTATCTGGACGCCCTACAAACCTAGATATCGGTGGCTCAACGCTTCCTGCCTATGAGCTGTCGGTCTCGACTGTCGTGCAGACTGCCTAATCCACACTCTCGCTCTCATTATGTGTCAAACTAAATCCAACACTTCCAAGGAGTAATCATCATGGCCACTTCAACTATCCTCTCGAATCCAAAAGTCACAATCGGCGGAACCGACCTTTCGGGCTGGAGCACTTCGGCAACCCTGACCAAAACTGTGACCGCGCTAAACGACACGGTCTTCGGAAACACAGCAAACACTTTCACCGCAGGTCTTGAAGATAACGAACTGACCGTCACACTTTTCCTTTCATACGAAGCAGCCGCCACCTACGCAACACTTGCCCCACTCGTCGGAACAAAATTGGTCGTAATCGTAAAACCAACGACCGCAGCCGATTCAAGTACGAATCCCGGCTTCACTCTGACAAACACCTATCTCGAATCGTTGCCAGTGATCTCCGCTTCGCTCGGCGAATTGCAATCGATAGACCTGACCTTTATGGGCGGCGTCTACTCGGCAGATGTAACTCCATAAACTTCGGCCTTCCTTGGCCCGACGAAAGGAAACAAAGTGAAAATCAAAATCAAAGTAATTAGGAACGATAAAGAAGAGTTCCTTTACACAAATCTTTTCTCATGGACTGAATGGGAACGACTAATGAATCGCCGCCTCGGTGATGGAGTTCAGCCGGGCGTCTCGGATTGGTGCTGTTGGGCGTGGGTCTTGCTTTGTCTTAAAGGTGAGAATCTTCCTGACACATGGCAAAAGTGGGTCGCTGAAAATCCAGACATGGAGATCCTTCCTGTAGTAGATGAGACAAACCCAAACCCTACGGACGCGGCTACCGACGGCAACTAGCCGAGCTGGTAGTCGCGACGGGATGGGCTCCGCAGTTTTACTCTGACAGCTTTGATGCTCGAGATCTCACTACGATTATTAAAGTCATAGAGAAACAAAACAAGAGAAGGTCGTAATGGCGGACGGGATTGAAACTCGCATAGAGGTCTACGGTCTCAAAGAAGCATTGAAAGAATTGAACAAGATTGACAAGTCTCTTCGTCGCGAGATCACCAAAGATTACAAAAGGATTACAGCTGGACTTGTCTCTGACATTGAATCCGCTATACCTCTAAATTATCCTCTGTCCGGGTGGCAAAGACGCTGGACTCTTCGAGGATCATACGAGGTCTTTCCTTGGCCTACCGAGCACAAAGTCAAGGCATACATAAACACCAAACCGCCAAAAGAGTTCCGACAAAACACGGTGAACCTCACGACTTTTGCGATCAAGTGGATTGGAGCGGCGGCTTCATTCTTTGACTTCTCAACAAGTAACGCTATGGGGCAACACCTAACAGCCAAGTATGGAGACGCCTCGAGAGTAGTATGGCGTCAATATGAAGCTCACAAAGAAGATCTCAATAATGCTATGGAGCAGCTAGTGGATCGCGTTGGCGCAGCTACAAGTCGAGACTTAAAGGCACAATAATTATGGCTGTAATTCTTCCAATTATTTCCGAGTTTGATGCAAAGGGAACTTCCAAGGCAATCAAAGAATTCCAATCGCTTGAGGGCGCGTCTGCCAAAGCGTCCTTTGTTATGAAGAAAGCCGCGCTTCCAGCCGCAGCTGCTATCGCTGGAATCGGCTTTGCTTTGGCAGGTGCTACTAAGGCGGCGATGGAAGACCAAGCCGAACAGGTACAGCTTGCCTTGGCTCTCACGAATGTCACTGGGGCTACTGACGCACAAGTCAAAGCGTCCGAAGACATGATCTCAAAGATGAGTCTGGCGTCAGGAGTCGCGGATAGTGAACTTCGTCCGGCACTGGCATCGTTAGTCCGAGGAACCAAAGACATTGAGGAAGCTAACCGCGCACTCGCTCTTGCACAGGATGTCGCCGCAGGTTCTGGGAAGGATCTCGCTACAGTCTCCGACGCCATTGCCAAGGCATACGGAGGGAATATGAAGGGACTGCAAGCCCTCTCTCCAGAGATTAAAGCGATGATTAAAGACGGTGCATCTTTGGAAGATGTAATGAATGTCCTAGGCGGATCGTTTGGTGGAGCGTCAGACGCAGCCGCCGCCACTGCCGAAGGTGGCATGAAGCGTCTTGGAATTGCACTTGCCGAAACAAAAGAATCAATCGGTGCAGCACTGCTCCCAGTAGTCGAAGCCATTCTCCCAGTCCTACTCAAGTTCGCAGGATGGGCACAAGACAACACCAAAACGCTTCTGATTATTGCAGGCGCAATCGCTGGAGTCTCGGCAGCGGTTTTGCTTTTCAATACCGCAGTAGGCATCGCCACTCTTGTCAATACTTTATTTGCGCTAAGTCTCACCGCCGCCCAACTTGCAATGGTCGGATTCATCACTCTCGGAATCGCAGTCCTCATCGCGGCACTTGTCGCGCTCTACTTCAAGTTTGACATTGTCCGAAAGATCGTGGACACAGTATTTGACGCCATGCTCGCAGGCGGTAAAGCAGTCTTCAACGGACTCACGACCTACTTCACAGGCGTCTTTAATATCTACAAAGACCTCTTTAATGGCATCGCAAAACTTTGGAACAGCACAGTAGGCAAGCTCTCTTTTAACATTCCTTCTTGGGTTCCGGGTATCGGCGGCAAAGGCTTTTCCGTCCCAAACATTCCTTACCTTGCAGAAGGTGGAATCGTGACAGGGCCTACGCTTGCAATGATCGGTGAGCGTGGCCCTGAAGCGGTTATTCCACTATCTGGACGCGGCGGTGGAATGGGCGGAAACTACACAATCAACATCACAGGCGGTCTCGGCTCAAGCGCGGAGATCGGCACAGCTGTCGTGAACGCCATTCGAGCATTCAATAGGCAGAACGGCCCAGCGAACATAGCGGTCGCCTAATGGCAGGCGTAGCGGTAGTTGGATCAGGTAACTACGACCTCGAGATTGACACAGGGTACATGTGGGACGCCTTCACACTGGACGACGATCTCAAAGGCGAACTAAATAACACAGAATATGTGCTGGATGGCGTAAGCCAATATGCGTCAGTCATGGATGGCACGATCGGACTTACAGCGAAACGCGGACGCCAAAACACAGGCGACCAATTCGCTTATGGCACTATGAGCTTCACATTAAACGACACTTATGCGGACGGAGTGTTTAACCCTTTCGACACGACTTCGCCTTATTACGATCCAGCGAACGATCAGCCGGGGCTTGCACCGCTCCGACAAGTTCGCTTCTCGCGTTATGACTCGCTTAATGTAAAGAAGTATTTGTGGGTGGGCTACATAGTGAACTATGACTACACCTTTACTCTTGGCGGACTGGACACAGTGACCGTGAATTGCGCGGACTTCTCTTATCAGCTAGGACAGACCTTCCTTGCGGAATGGAATGTCACCGAAGAGCTCTCGAGCACTCGCTTTGGGAATTTGCTGGATCGTCCAGAGGTCTCCTATTCGGGCACTAGATCCATTGAGACAGGCGTGGCGACTCTTGGCGGTGCAGCCGCTTGGACGGTCGCGAACGGTACATCGGTCGCCGCTTACGCCAACAAGATCAATGAAGCCGAGCAAGGCAGAATCTTTGTGGATCGAGAAGGCACGATCACCTTCCAGAAGCGTCTAGGAACGACGCTCGGAGTCCCTATTGCAGAGTTCCACGACGACAACACAAACATCGGTTACTCCGCTATTGACATCTCTTTCCAAGCAGACACAGTGGTCAATCGCGCATCTATTCAGCACGCTGGAGCATCATCGCCACAAGTCGCAGAAGACCTAGTCAGCCAAGCCGCCTACCTTGTGCAGACTCAGTCAATCACAGACTCACTCCTTCACAATGACGCCGCAGCTCTCACACTTGCCCAATATCTCATCACCGCTAACCCTGAAGCACGCTTCAACTTCCTAGGCACAGAGTTCCCCGGACTATCCACAGCCGATCAAGAAACACTTGCCCTCCTTGATGTAGGCGACCTCATCAACATCCAAAAGTCAATAACAACTTCGGCAGGGCCAACACAATTCGCTCAAGATCTCACCATTGAAGGACTCGAGCACCGACTAACTTTGTCCGC